CCAAATTGGGACAAGCGTAACAACCAATACAGCGAGGATACATTCCGCCGTTGGTGCGAGAGTATAGGCGTCAGCAAGTCCGCGGCCTACCGTCTGTTGCAAGTTACCGCTCTGTTTGATAACAGCAGTCCCGAACAGCAGAAAATCCTTGATTCGCTTTCCCCTTCTTTATTATATGCTGCCGCCAAACCCAGCGCCCCCGCCGATCTGGTGCAGGCGGTCAAATCCGGCGACATTACCACCCACAAGCAATACCAGGATTTGCTGAAAGAAAACCAGCAGCTGCGCGCCGACCGGGTGAATGCCCTCAATGCCGCAGCCGCCGCCGAAGCCGCCCGCGATGCCGCCCTGGCCGATGTTGACGGCCTGCATGAGCAGAACCGCCAGCTGCAGGCCGCTGTCACTGGTGCCCAGGAAAGCTACCGCACCGCCCACAAAAACGAAGATTCCGCCCTGCGCCGCGCCACCGAAGCCGAGCAGCGGGCAAAGGAAGCGGAAAAGCAGCTGGCCGGTGCCCGCCAGGTTGCCGATGCCGCCCGGATGCGTGCCGACAAATACCAGCGGGAAGCCGAAGCCGCCAAAGCGCAGCCGGTGGCCGCCGCTGTGGACGAGGATGAGATCAACCGCCGTGCCCACACCCTGGCCGATGAACTGACCGCCCCTTTGCGCAGCGAGCTGGAAGCCGCCAAAGCTGCCGCCGCCACACCGGAACAAATCGAGCTGGACACCCGCAACGCCTATGACAGCCTGCTGCTGGCCGGGCGCGCCATGCAGAACGCCTGGAAGTCCGTCAAGCCGCAGCTGGCCAAGCTGCCGCCGGACACCCGCGCCGGGGCCATCAACCAACTGACCAACACCCTGACTGAAATTCAAACGGAGGCAATAAAATGTCTGTAAAAATTGCGGCTCTGGAAGCCGAAAACGTAAAACGCATCAAGGCGGTTGCCCTCACCCCCTCCCCCACCGGGCTGACCATTGTGGGCGGCAACAACAACCAGGGCAAAACCAGTGTGCTGGATGCCCTGGCCTGGGCCCTGGGCGGCGAGAAGTTCCGCCCTACCGCCGCTGTGCGGGACGGTGCCCTTGCCCCGCCCCACCTGAAAGTGATCTTGTCTAACGGCGTTGTGGTGGAGCGCAGGGGCAAAAACAGCAGCCTGACCGTGACGGACCCCACCGGCCAGCGCAGCGGCCAGCAGCTGCTGAACGCTTTTGTGGAGCCGCTGGCGCTGGACCTGCCCCGCTTTATGCAGGCCAGCGATAAAGACAAGGCCGACACCCTGCTGAACATCATCGGCGTGGGGGATGCTTTGACCAGCCTGGACCGGGAGATCAAAGCCCTGTACGACCGCCGCACCGTGATCGGCCAGATCGGCGCCCAGAAACGCCACGCCGCCGAAGAGCTGACCGAATACCCGGACGCCCCGTCCGAACCCGTTAGTGCCATTGAGCTGATCCAACAGCAGCAGGAGATTTTGCTCCATAACGCCGACAACCAGCGCCAGCGCGACCGCCTGACCGAGATTACCCACGCCAAGCACCGCGCCATGGATGAGCTGACCCGCTTGGAGGAACAGCTCAAAACCCTGCAGGAGCGCCACGGCCAGCTGGTAGAGGAATACAACGCCGCCTGCGTGCAGGAGGAAACCGCCACCAAGACCGTGGCCCAGCTGCAGGATGAATCCACCGCCGAGCTGGAGCAGAGCATCCGCAATGTGGAGGAGATCAACCGGCAGGTATCCGCCAACCTGGCAAAATCCAAGGCTCAGGACGAAGCCGAGCGCTATGCGCAGGAATACACCGCCCTGACGGAGCAGATCAAGGCAAAGCGCACCGCCCGCATCGACCTGCTGAACGGCGCAGACCTGCCCCTGACCGGCCTGGGTGTGGAGGACGGCAGCCTGACTTACAACGGCAAGCACTGGCAGGACATGAGCGGCAGCGACCAGCTGCGGGTGGCCACCGCCATTGTGCGCCGCCTGAACCCCGACTGCGGCTTTGTGCTGCTGGACAAGCTGGAACAGATGGACCTTGCCACCCTGGCGGAGTTCGGCAGCTGGCTGCAGGCCGAAGGATTACAGGCCATCGCCACCCGCGTTTCGACCGGCGGGGAGTGCCAGATCATCATTGAGGATGGCAGGGTAAAAGACGCCGAGGAGCCACCCGCCCCCAAAGCATGGACGAAAGGAGCGTTCTGAAATGAGCAAATACGCAATCACATCCGGCACCATTGCCGCGCCGGTCAAAACCGTTCTGTACGGGCCGGAGGGCATCGGCAAAAGCACGTTTGCCGCCCAGTTCCCCGCCCCGGTATTCATTGACACCGAGGGCGGCACCAAGCGGCTGAACGTTGCCCGCCTGCCCGCGCCCACCAGCTGGGCCATGCTGCTGGATGAAGTTGCCGAGGTCAGCCGCGGCAATGTGCCCTGCGGCACCCTGGTGATCGACACCGCCGACTGGGCCGAACGGCTCTGCATTGACGCCGTCTGCGCCCGCGCCAAGGTCAAGGGCATTGAGGATTTCGGGTACGGCAAGGGCTATACTTACGCGAAAGAAGAGTTCGGCAAGCTGCTGGATGCCCTGGAAGAGGTGCTGAACACCGGGCACAACGTGGTGGTTCTGGCCCATGCTGCCATCACCAAGTTTGAGCAGCCCGACGCCGTGGGCAACTATGACCGCTGGAGCATGAAAACCAGCAAACAGGTAGCCCCTCTGCTGCGGGAATGGTGCGACATGCTGCTGTTTGCCAACTACAAAACCGTGGTAGAAAAGGCCGGCAGTGCCCCCAACGCCAAGAACAAGGCCAGCGGCGGGCGGCGGGTTCTCTACACCAGCCACCACCCTTGCTGGGATGCCAAAAACCGCTTTGGCCTGCCGGAAGAACTGCCCTTTGAGTATGCCAGCATCGCCGCCTGCATCCCGGACCCGCACCCCGGCGCAGCCCCCGCGCCGCGCCCCATCATGGCAGAGGATGCCCCCGCCCCCAAGCCTGCACCGGTACCGGTTCCCGCTGCACCTGCTGCACCGCCTGCCGTGCCTGCCGGGATCTCCGCCAGTGATCTGCAGGTGCAGGGCGTGCCGACCGCCCTTGCCCAGCTGATGGCCGCCAATAATGTGACCCCGGAGGAACTGCAGACCGTGGTCGGCCAGCGCGGGTACTTCCCCGCCGATATGCCGGTCAAGGATTACCCGGCTGATTTCGTCAGCGGCTGCCTGGTGGCCGCCTGGCCCCAGGTGCTGGAGATGATCTGCACCAACCGCGATGTACCGTTTTAACAAATACAAAGGAGATTTACCCATGGCTGAATATATGAACAACATGCCGGATGCTGCCCTGGACTGGGACAGCGAGGTTACCAACGAACAGCGGGAATTTGTGCTGCTGCCTGCAGGCGATTACCTGTTTACCGTGCAGAGCTTTGAGCGTGCCCGCTATGAGGGCAGCGCCAAGCTGCCGCCCTGCAGCATGGCCAAGCTGACCATTACCATCCATGGCGGCGACAAAGGCGAAACCACCGTCACCCACCGCCTGTACCTGCACACCAAGACCCAGGGCCTGCTGGGCGCCTTTTTTGAGAGCATCGGCCAGTGCAAGCGCGGCGAGACGTTCCGCCCCCGCTGGAACGAAATTGTCGGTGCGCAGGGCATGTGCCGCCTGGGCGTGCGGGAATACACCAAACAGAGCGGCCCCCACGCCGGTGAGACCGGGCAAGCCAACGAGATTGAAAAGTTTCTGCCCCGCCCCGAACCCACCGCCGCCCCCAGCACCGGGTGGAAGCAGGGAGCTTTTTAAGTTAGGAAGTAGGAGTTAAAACGGGCCTAAGGTCCAGCTCTGTAGGGAACGGTCTATCTCCGGCCTAAGAGCCGGGGCGTTGCCCCGGTTGGCCTCCGAAACGCGCCTGCGGGCGCAGTGACCGTTCCGAAAAAACCGCCGTATATGCCACAACAGGATTTGCCACAGGGCGACGGGCGCACACTGTGCGCTCCTACGGGATTGCGGCCCAATTTTCAAACTATGCGCACACGCGCACACCAATAACTCCTAACTTCTCACTCCTCACTAACACGGAAAGACTAACTATTAAAAGTCAAGCCCCAAAACAAAATTTTCGAGAGAAATTTTAAGGTGGTGAAAATTGGTA